ACGACAGGTCAACGACGAGCCGGTGCGTCCGAAGCTTTTCGGTGAACGCCGGCCAGCCGGTCTTCTGGCCTTGGAGCTCGGGCGCGATCAGCTGCACGAGGTTTCCGGCCGCCGTCGCGTATTCCACGGCGGTCTTGAACCGGATATTGGGGAAGTTATCCTTGATCAGCTTTTCGGCCGTAACGCCGAAGCTGTTGGCGCTCGTGATCGCCGTCATGGTGTAGGGGTCCATCGCCAGAACGAGCGGAACATCCATCTCAATCTCGACGTTGCCGCCCGCCTGCTTAGTCAGCTGGTAGAATATCGCCTGAATATCAGCATAGACCTCGTTCGGCGTCGCAGTGAACACGCCATTGGTGATCCAAGGACCATGCGCCTGGCTGTTGTATGCCTTCGGACCGGGCTGGATTGACGCCGGCAGGATGGGATCGTTCAGCAAACCGTAGTTCTGAAGGTTCGCGACACCGAAAGCATAGCTGCGATTGCGAAACTTGTTGATCGCGTAGACGCCGCCCGCCTTCTTCTCGGCCGGGGTATTGACGCCGACGAGCGCGGTCACGTCGGCTTCACGCTCGCCGTAGTTGACGATAGTCTGAAAGTGGAACGACTGGCGTTGCGGGAAGTCAAGGTTGAACCCGGCTGACCCGTTATTGCTGTAGTCGTCATAGGCTGACACGTCGCCGGTCATTTCCAAGACGGGGAAGGTCGAAACCTTGGCGGTCCAGTCGCCGACCTTGCGCTCATCGCCGAGGATTTCCGCAATCTTCATCGGCGAGAAGATGATGCGGAGAATGTCCCGGTCATAGAACGTGGTCAGGAATGCCGGAATGCCCGCGTTGGCTGTCGTGCCGCTAAGTTGCGGCTGAGCGTCAAGGGCCATCGGGCCATCCATCGCGACCACGCCTCGCGCGGCAAGGTCACGGCGGTTGGCGAGCATTTCGCGATGGAAAACGGGATCAAACATGGCGCGTTAGCCTTCGCTTAGCCGAGGGGTTGACTGGAGGCGCGGACAAGCTCGCCGACCGCGCGGCCGGTATCCATGCAGACCCATTTCGTTTCGATGTAGCCGGCCGCCGTGATGGTGGCGGAGGCGGCGGTCTGAGATGGCGTGACGTAATAGGTCCCCGTCCCGCCGGTCCCCGTCCCGAGCCCGACGACGACAGTCCCGGCCGTGACGTTGGCGCCGGTGAGGGCGTCGCCGACACCGACCGCACCCGATGCGACCGCCGAGACCGTGAGCACACCCACGGCTTCGGTAATGGTCGTGGAGGCGACTGTCTGCGGGATATTCACCGAGTACGTCCCGATGCCGCCGGTCGTGCCGGTGAGCTGAGCGATGATCTGCGTGTTCGCCTGCACGCCGGTTCCCGACAGGATGCCGCCCGGAACCACAGTCCCCGAGCCGACCGCCGTAACGGTCAAGACGCCAGTCGGCGCCGACGTCCCGATAACGGCCGATCCCGGCGCGATAGAGCCGGTGACGCTGATTGCCGAGACGGGGGCGATGGCGCCGGTCACGCTGCCGGCGGCGGGCGGATTGCCGGTCGGGGCGAAGGCGACAAGGCCGGTCGCATAGTTGGCGTAAGCCTTCATGCCGATCGTGGTCACGAGCGTCCCGTTGTTGACCATCCAGAAATCGCCGCCGCTCATGGCGGAGCACTCAATCCCTGGAAGGATCTGCATCGTGTATTCGTTGAGGAACGTCGTGATAATGCCTTGTTGGTTCCGATGCACGAATCCCGTCACCGGCCCGGAGCCGGTCGAGTTCAGGATCGAGCCGGTCGGGTCGGACCATGCGAACCGGCCGACATAAAGCGCCGAGCCGGACGTAAAGGCGCCCTGACCAGACGGTGCGCTGAACCACGGATTGGCGGCGCAGAAGTCGCCCGCTACTGCAGGCGCTTCCGTATAGTTCACCTGGTTGGGAAAGGGCATGGTTGCAGCAGCTCCTTAGCCGTGGCCGAATTTAACGGCGTCCGGGAAATTTTTGGCGAACCAGTCGCTACGGCCAGCGGCTGCGTCTTGGGCGACGACGGGCGCCGTTTGCGGGCGAGCGACTTCGCGCATCACCATGCGCTCAAGCGCCACGCTGTTGAGCCCGTCAGTTGGAATTTCCAGGTGATCAAGGGCTAGGCGATAAACGTCATCGGCGCTGTCCAGCCCGACAATTTCGCCGATGATCGGGGCGACGGTGGACTTGGCGCGGGCCAGGGCCTCCATGCGGGCGGTGGCCTTGCCAACGGCGGCCTTAATGGCGGCGTCCATCGCCTTTTCCACCTTCTTCTCAACCTCGGCGTCTTTGGCCTTCTTATCGCGGCCCTTTTCCTCGCGCTCTTCCTTCTCTTCCTCGTCCTCGTCGTCCTCGTCTTCTTCTTCGCTCTCGTCCTTGGCCTTTTTGTCTTTGGCCTTATCGCGGGCCTTGTCCTTGGCTTTATCCTTCGCGCGGTCCTTGGCCTTGTCGTCGGCCTCCTTCTCGAGCTCGTCCTCGTCCTCGTCCTCGTCCTCGTCCTCGCCCATATCCTCTATGTCGTCGTCCTCGCCGCAGTCCTCCTTTTCCAGCGCATCGAGCGCGATCTTCAGGCCTGCGGTCTGGTCGGCGTCAAGCTTGGCGTCCTTGGCGATGGCTGCGGCGATAGCGGCCTTCTTGGCGCGGAAGTTCAGACGGTTCACGCCCTGAAGCGCGGCGCCGATGTGCAGCCTTGCGTCGGACGCGACCAGGGGGCGGACGTAGGCGGCGATAGCGCCTTGCGCCATCAGCGCCTTTTTAGACGTGAGCTTCACAGGCTGATCCTCAAGTTTGCTGTCTGCAACAACGACGTCCGGCCCCGCACGACCCTCCGGGACGAGGGCGACGTGATTTGCGATGAGATTGCACATGCGTCCGTCATAATGCAAGCCCTCGTAATGACCGCTGTTCATATCGGCATCATACCGATATCCGCACGAGATTTCCTTGCACTCGCCGCTTTCGACCTGAGCGATGGCCTCCGCGTCCCAAATCACGAGGCTGGCCTTCAGGTACGGATGCTCAAATGTCGCATCTGTGCCCAGCGAGCCAACGATATCTTCCTTTTTCGGGTCATCGGCCGACACGATGATGTGTCGGCCCATCAGCGGCATGTTGTTAAACGTGGACGCCCCCTTGGCCAGCTCCTCGGGCGAACGCAGCATCTGATAGACGCGATCAGGCTCTAGACCCGGCGCCGGGATTTCACGACCGTAATAGGGTGAGACTTGCGCCTTGGAGATGTTCGCCAGCGTGACGTGCATCCGTCCGTCAGCGTCAATGCGCCGGCTGGATCGGTCAAGGGCAAGGCGAACGTCGGTCACGCCCGAAATGGTACAGGTTCGGTACTATCGGCGCAAGGCTTACCCGGACGCCTGCCGCGCGGGCCAGCATCCTCAAAATCCCTGGACAAGTTTGATCAAAATTACATGGCGGATGGTGCGGCCCATGTCAGTTGATCTCCGTCACGGAGATTGTCGCCGCCGTGGTGCAGTAGGCATACACCGCGCTCTTAGGAACCGGGTCAAGTTGAGCCCAATGGAACCCACCAGGGATCGGCATTGAGTTGGCCGATGCGGCGTTGCCCGATATGTCAACAAGACATGAGGTGTTAGCCAGTGCCGGGATGATCGCCAGGCTTCGGCGCGTTGTATTTGCGGCGATTAGCAAGGTGCTGGTGTTGGCTGGAACGGAAACGGAGGTAAGGGTCGCCGTGCCTGGGTTATAGCCGGGACTGATATAAATCGGCGTGCTCGAGCTCGATCCGCTGCCCGAGCCCGAAGCGGGCGCTGGCCCGCAAACCGTCGTGAGGTAAGGCGCCACCGTTCCAAACTGCCCGACGATGCCGCCAGCCCCGCCGTTGCAGGCTTGGTTGTAAATCGTCGTCGGCGTGGGTGACTGCCATGTGCCGTCGTGGAAAACCGAACCCGTCTGCACGACCTGAGCAGACGCTTGGCTGGCGATAAGGGCCGCAATGGATAGGGCGGCAAATAAAAGTCGAACCATGCAGGGCGCTCCCGAATAGGAATACGATAATGCACAGGGTTTAAATTGGATAGTCCCCCAAGGTAACGAGCCCCTCGGCGTCAGGAGGGGGGAACCGCCGAGGGGCTCTAGCGTGAGGGGGCACGCAACGGGCAGAATGTCGCTAATCGAAGCCCGGCACAACCGTCTTTGAGACGCAGCGGCAATTGATCAACACGCCAGGCCATGTCCACACCTTCGCGTCGGGGTCGAACCATCCCGTCCTGGGATCGTACAACTTGCCTGACTGCCGGACGTGCGATGGGCGAGGGGTCTTTCCGCCCGCGCTGTGCAGCCACTCAGCCTCAAGGTCGAGTTCTATCTGCCGCACCTTGACCAGCGCCGCCGTCGCCGCGTTGTTCTGCTGCCGCGCGATCAGCGAGGCGCGCCGTTTCGTCACCCCCAGGCGCTCGCGCAATTCGGTGTGCAGGCTGGCAAGGTCGCGGCCGGCCGTAACCGAACGCATCACCATGCCCTCGACCTGCGTCAGGTGCTCACTCGCAATCGACTTGATCAGGCTGACGTTCTCGGCGATCGCGGCCTGAACCACGTCGTTCTGCACGCGCGTAGGGTCAAACCTGACCGATATTCCGCCCTTTCTGAGCATGTCCGCCATCGCCTTGTCCGTGCGCTTGGCGGTCGCGGTCGCGAAATATCGGGCCATCTTCGGCGCCAAGGCGTTGAACCGCCTCATCCAGCGGGTTCTGAGGCCACGCATCTCGTCCATCAGTTCGCGCGCGGGTGAAGCGTCCTGCGCAATCTCGGGCGTGTTGGCGCGATAGCAAGCGACCAGCCAGAACACGAGCGAGGCGTGCATGTCGTCAAGTTCGGCATCTAGGCGGCGCTGGAATTTCGCGCGAATGGCGGCCGATGGGCGGACGGTGAAGCTGAACCCCTTGGCCGGCTTCACACTCCGCTCCGCTCTTCACCGCCGCCTTCCGCGCTCTTGGCCGGATCGCCCAATATCCGCTCCTGCACGCCCTCGTCAGGCTCCTCGGGAACGTCGTCGGGATCAAGGCCGCGATATGGGCTCTTGGGGTCGCGGGCCAGCACGCCGCGCGTTTCCTCGGGCGAAATCACGCCCTCCTGCATGTAAACCGCCGCCGTGTCCGCATCGGCCTTACGGATCGACGCCTCGGCCGCCGGGTCCATTTCCCAGAGCGAAACGAAGTTGAACCCGATCCTTGGATCTATCTTGCCGAAAAGATGAAGCTGTATCGTGTCGATGGCGATTTTCAGATTGTCGCGGAATATGTGCTCCTGCACCGACAGGATGTTGTCATAATAAACCCGGATCACGCCATCGGTGCTGGAATTCAGGCCGGTTGGCGTGATGCCGAACAATTTGATGTCCGGCGTCTGCGAAACCGATAGGAGCTGTTCCTGCGCCTGGGCTTGTAGGTGGTCAAGAGTGCCGAGCGGAGCGGCGAGGATTTTCAAGTCCTCCGTGTCCTTGTCCAGCACGAACGTCCCGCGATTGTCCCGCATCAGGTTGAACACATCGACGCGGTTGAACAGGTCATCCGACGCCTGACCCGCCAGCGTTCCGCCCATGTTTGTGAGCAGCGCCACGATCGAAAACGAGTGCGTGATGTCGCTGACGGATTGTCGCGTCCGAAGCCAGTTATCCACGTAGGGCTTGGCGCGCTGAGACAGCGACACGCCCCCGAACGCATATGCGGCTTTCAGGATGTCGGGAACCTCGGCGCTGATCATGGTCAAGAGGCGGCTCGCGTGAACCACCTTGCCCTGCACATACCACTGATTGGGCCGGTAGAAATCGGGCCTGAGCGGGTCAAGGGCGTTGTAGTCGTTCGGGTAGGTCCAGATTGGCTCGACGACGCGAAATTCCAATTTGCCGCCTTTGGGGATTTTGGCCGAGTTGATCAGCAACGGCTTGGCGAGTTCATCTGGGTTTTCGGTCTTGCCGGTGTCGATGTAGATATGCCCGATGCCGAACGCGCCGTCGTGCTCGGCGCATTTGCGGAAATGATCGCGAAGCCGTTTCTCGCGCATGCACTCTTCGATCTTGGCCAGCTTGTCGCCTTCGTCCGCCTTGTCGTCGGCGTAGGTCAGCTCAATCCACTTGCGCGTCATCTCCTTGGCGCGCGTTTCAAATATTGCCCGATATTCCGACCGCTGGGCGAGCTGCGACAAGTAGGGGTAGCCGAGCCAGCCTTCCAGCCCCCAGCCGCCGCCGAACGCGCCTAGGTCGGCGTAGGCGTAGACATCCTGCATACAGCCGTCCATGGCGACTTGCGCGCTCTCGGGCACGCCAGGCGGGCGTTGAGCGACGGGGTAGATTTCCGCAAACGCCTTGGCGCGCTCGGAGCCGGACGGGAGCGACGATGCGCGACGAAGCAAATCGCCGAGAGACTTGGGCGCGGCGTCAATCGCCGGCACGGGGATGGGGTCGGGCGGCGGCTTGGGGAAAAGCCAATCCCAGAAGCCGCTCATCCTCGGCCTCGGGCGCGCGCCATGAAGTCGGGCGAAATCCTGATCGGCCCCGCGCTCATCCCGACCATACCGAATGCCCGACTGAGCGCGTCAACCTGGTCGTCCTTCATCCCGCCCGGGAATGCGGCCAGCTCATCCAGAAATGCAGCGTTCCAGGGTGCGCGCACGATATGAAAATTCCCGACGTTCACCTGAGACGCGACAGGGGCGGCGCGTGTTGCTTTGTCGCCCGTTTCAGGGGAGCTTTCAACCCGGTATCCTGTGAGCGCCCGCGTGAGGTAGAGCACTTGCGCCTTGCCGGCTTGGCCAGGGTCTTGCGGCAGGCCGACGCGGACGCTGCGTCCATCCTGCGCCGCCGTGTTGACGATTGCCGCCTGTGTCTCGTCAGGGCCGCCACGAAGCCGCACGACGTCAAGCACGCAGTACCGTCCATCGGGCAGGCGGGCGAATTTCACGCCAACGGTCCAGTCAGGGTCTCGCGTGCCGGTCTGGGCTGTTGCGGCCAGATCCCAAGCGCGACAGACATTACCGCCAGCGGGCGCCGCATCCATGACGCCGATTTGCGCCGTCTTGAACAGCGATCCCTCGGCCATGACGGGGCGCTGCTGGTAGAGCGCGGACCAGTCTCGCATGGCGCCGGCCGCTTCGTACTCGGCATGGGCAAGCTTCAGTTCCGCCCCATAGCCGTAATCGTCATCGGACCACAGCCATTCACCAGGCTCACGCCCGAGCGCGTCGGCTTGCTCGGCGACGGCGGGCAGGCTGATCACGCGCCATAAGCCGGGCTGGCGCTCTAGCACGCGGCCTCCGAGGTCATCAGGATGCCAGCGAGTCATGATTAGCACTATGGCGGCATCGGGTTTGAGGCGCGTTCGCAGGTCAGCCGTGAACCATGCCCATTGGCTTTCACGCACGGTCTCGCTTTCCGCATCCGCTCTACTTCTAGTTGGATCATCTATTAATACAACGTCCGCGCGCGTGCCGGCGATCGCCCCGCCGACACCGGCGGCTCGATACCGCCCGCCGTTGGTCGTGTCCCATTGTTCGGCGCTTTCACGTCCTAGTCCATATCCAAGCGTCAAGGGATGGTCGCGGATGGTTTGCATCACGCGTCTCGAGAATGCTTCTGCCATTGTGGACGTGTTCGACGCGCCGATGATGTCCACGCGCGCCCGCTGCGCCATCAACCACGGCGGGAAGAGAACCGATCCGTAAGTTGATTTTGCCGAACCGGGTGGCATGTTGATCATCAGCCGCTTGGTCTGGCCGTTCGCGACCATCTCAAGTTCTCGGATAAGCAACCGATGGTGAGCGGCGGGGGATTGCCCTAGTGGCCGTAAAACATCCTCGCACCACGCCAAGAACGACCGCTTGCACTCGCGCCGCCGCAGCTCACGGGCGAGAAGTAATTCTCGCTCGGCGAACTGCCTCCAGCTCGGCTGCAAGCTCGTCATCCTTCATCCTTTGGATATCGTCGAGGCTCGCGTTGATATTGCGCTGAACCGGAGCGCCTTCAATGCGGTTCAAGAGCGCGATGGTTGCGGCAAGCTGCGTCGCCTCGGCTTCGGCGCCATGCATGAGGGCGTAAAGCTTCTGGCGCCCTTCCTCGGCCGCGCGCTCTTGGTCAAGCCGGTTCTGAGCCGTAATCGCCCGCTTCTCGGGCCCCTGACCCGGAATTAGCACCTTAGGCCCGCTGCCCCTCCCCTTCGACCCAAACTGCAAATTCCCCGACGCCGGGATGCCTGACGCGGGAATGCCTGACGGCGGCTTATAATTCGCGCCGCCCTTCTGGAACCCGCGCGGCTTGGCGGGCGTGCCGTCCTTTTTCAGGCCGAACGGGTGGACGTTTGAGGGGGACTCGTCGGTCATGCGGGGAGATTACCTTATGGGCGCAAGTCCAGCAAATCGCACGCCACAAGAAGCGCCTCGTTGTTTGTCAAGGGACTTATAAAGCCACTTGTGCAGCGGGATATGGGACCGCTCGAAGATGGTCGCCGTCCGGGCGATGAAGCCTTGCAGGCGCTGCAGCGGTAGGAGCCGCCCTTAATGGCAATCGGCGGGGAAAAACGCGCGCGCGCGTCGGAGGCGGGGTATTGGTTTTCTCAATCGCGCTTGCCCTATCCATAAGTTTTTCCGTCAATCGCGCGTACACGGAAAATGGGGGTTTTAGGGTGCTAAAATGGGCATGCCAAATCGATGACAGGATGACACCAGATGACGTCACTTTCACTATAGACATATCCCTGCGCGCGTGCGCGTGAGGCCGATAATAGAAATGACAGTCATCACGTGTCATCCTGTCATCGACCGTCGTCATCGTCATCGGATTTCTTGAGGGAGACGTGATAGAAATAACGGCCAGTCTTGTCTCTCTTATATTTGAAACCCATCCGCTCCATTGTCGCCTTGAAGCTTTTTGAGTTACCTATTTCAGCTCCATTAAGTTTTGCGAACCTAGACCAGCTCTCAAATAGAGGACCTGTTTTTTCGTATCGATAAAAATTACTAAAATCTACGTCGCAACTTTCCTCAAGCCATTGTTGCGTCGTGTTTTGATCTTCAAAGTACTCATCGGTTGCGGAGACAACAGAGTCCGGTCGGACTAATCCGTTGGCCTGCCAGTCAAGGCATCCGTTGATCATCCATCGCAAAATGCCCGGCGCCTCGCCCGCGAGCTTAGCGGCCAGGTTTCGGTCTTTTCGCTTCGGAATTATCGTAAAAGGGATGATGTTGAATCGCCTCCGCATGGCCTCATCAACGGTGCGGAGGGTCGGTTTGAAATTGCCGACGATGACCAACGTGAACTGTGGCAGGAACTCGAAAAAGTCCTGCCTCATAAACCGGGCGGCAATCACGTCGCCGCCGGTAAGCTGTTTGATGCGCGCCTCGGCCCATGCGGCGCCTTCTTCGGTTTCGCTGGCCGTGACCAATCGGGCGCCGCGAAGCATGGCCAGTTCCGTCGAGTGCTGGGCATGTTTGCGAGCGGCGAAGGTTTCCATCGCGCTCACCTTGGCGTAGTCGCCCATCAGGTATTGCAGCGTATTAATGAACGTTCCTTTGCCCGCGCCGCCTGGCCCGTGGATGAAAAACAGCGCCTGCTCGGATATGTCGCCGGTCAGGCTGTAGCCCGCGATTTGCTGCAAAAACCTGATCATCTCCTCATCGCCACCGGTCGCCTCATTCAGGAAGCGAAACCACGTCGGGCAGTCCTCAAATTCCTCGGGCGCGACGGCGGTAGATTTCGTGATGAAATCGGACTGCATGGAAGCCCGAAGGCGTCCGGTGCGAAGATCAACGGTTCCAGCTGGCGTGCCGAGCAAGAAAATATCCCGATCCCAATGATCGGCCGTGCGACGGAAAATAGGATCGGCTTGTGCGAATTTCTCAACGCCAGCGGCAAATCTCGTTTTCAGCGCCGCAGCGGTCGGCTTCAAATTTGAGAGATTGCGCGAGAGTTCGCGAGCATATTGAAACGCCACGGGCACGCGGCAGAAGCGCCAAGTATTGCCGTCATACTCAGCCCATTTTCCGTGGTCGTGGCAGAACGCCAGCTTGCCCCGCCACCGATGCGCGAACAGCCTGGCGACGCTATCTTCCGATATGCCGAGTTTGATAATCTCGGCGTCTGTGAGTTCTGGCGGCTCTCCCATCACTCACGCTCACAAAGCGCATCAAGCGACGCCTCAATCAGCCGCTCGAGCTGCGCCCGCGTCCGATGCTGCAACAGCTCGTCCATGTGGGCAATCAGGAGCCATTCGTGCGCCCTGCCAAGCCGGATGAAGTCGCGAGCGATGGCCGAGGCCGTGGACCGTGCTGCCGTGGCGCACAGAGCCGCCAGCCATGCTTTTTGCACGTCGGTCAACGGGTCGTCATAGGACGCGCGTGGCGGGTCGCTGGCGGGCAACGCTGGGGGATGGTGCGACGACATGTCTAGGCCGCGGTACGCGATTTTGCCGCGCGCTCCATATCCAAAAGCGACTGAAGCCCCAGCTCGGGATAGGCCAGCATCAGGTCAGGCCAATGCGCGCGAGGAATCAGGTTCACCGACGAATAACTACGGATTGTGCCGGATGGTTTATCAAGCACAATCTCTAGCGTCCGAAACCCCTTGGCCTTGATAAATGAAGAAAAATCTTCGTACATGGCGCCATCGCATTGTTGACCGAACCAGCAATAACGTGCCACGCTACCCGTCGATAAAGCAAGCCGTATTAGGATGAAACGAGTGGCCTTCAACCAATGCACATTCATCGGCCACGCTGGCAAAGACCCCGAGGTCAAAACCCTGTCCAGCGGCGCCAAGGTCTGCAACTTCTCAATCGCAGTCACCGAGAAATGGAAAAAGAATGGCGAGAAGGTTGAGCGCACGGAATGGGTCAACATCGTCGTATGGTCCGAGGGCCTGATTGGCATCGTTGAACGCTACGTCAAAAAGGGTTCCAAGCTGCTTGTGCAGGGCAAGATGCAGACGCGAAAATACGAGAAAGATGGCGTCGGCCGATACGCGACCGAGATCGTTTTGCAGGGGTTTGACGCCAAGATTGAGCTGCTCGATCCGAAGGGCGAGGGGTCGGAGGATCACGGGTCGTCGGGATATGGCGCGGCGAGTGGCGGAGGCGGACGGACGCAAGCCTACACCGCCGACCTTGACGATGAGATCCCGTTTTGACCAGCGCGCGCAAACGGGCAGAGCGGGCGAGGATGCGGGCGTGAGGGAGCCGCTCGCCATAGATTTGTTCTGCGGTCTCGGCGGGTGGACGGCTGGCCTGCTGGCCGAGGGCTATTTCACCGTAGGCTTCGACATCGAGGCCCACGCCTACGACGGCGAACGCTACCCCGGCCATCTGGTAATTCAGGACGTGCTGACGATCCACGGCTCGCAATTCAAGGACGCGGCGCTGATCGTCGCGAGCCCGCCGTGTCAGGAATATTCGTACATGGCGATGCCGTGGAGCCGCGCGAAGGCGAAGGCTGCGGCAATCCGGGCTGACGAAACCGGCGCCGAACTTGAACGGCTCAACCGACTGTTCAACGCCTGCTTTCGCATCCAGCGCGAGGCGTGCGAAGCCGCGGGGCGACACATTCCGATGGTGGTCGAAAATGTTCGCGGCGCTCAGCCTTGGGTCGGGCGCGCGCGGTGGAACTTCGGGAGCTATTATTTGTGGGGCGACGTGCCGTTATTCATACCGGAGCCGAAGCGGCGAGCGGTAAAGCGACCGGGAATGAATTGGAGCGGATCGGACAAGCCCGTCTATGTCACCATTGCTTTTAACGATACGCGCGCCGTTCACCCGGACGATGGCAGCAAGATCCCCGGCTTCCGCTTCGACGGCTCGGGGAGGTCGTTTCAGAGCGCGGCGGTGGCGGAGGCAGCAGCGGCACGGGCTGCTGTTGATATTGGCGAGGAATATTCTCCCGGCGCTCGCTATCTCAGCATGGTCGCGGAGCGATCCGAGCGCCATCAAGCCGAAGGCATCAAGCAGGGCGGAACGCGGTTTCACGACGCAACGTCGGCGTCTCGCACATCCTCCTCCAAATCCCCCGCCCGCAAAGCCGCCAGCGCCCGCATCGCCAAAATCCCCGAAGTCCTCAGCCACTACGTAGCGGCCTATTACCACCCCGAGCAGGAACGCCGCATGCAAGTGAGGGGAGGCGCTTGAATATGGTTGATCTTGCCCGCGGCCTGATCCGCTACACAGCCATCCCGATCGCCGCGTCGTCTGTGGCCGGAACTGCAGTTGGGCTTGCGACTTCCGCGAGGTTCGGCTTTCTTGCGTCCTTCATGACCTTGGCGATTTCCATCCTGCTATTGAATGCGCTGACAAATGCCAAGCCGGGAAGAGATTGACGCGCGTTGGGTCGTCACCGCATGAACCTCCGCCACGTCCACCCCGCCACCGCCAGCGCCGTATTCCGCGCCTGGGCGGCTGTTGCGAAGCCTACGCGGGTTGTTAGGGTGATGGATGTAAGGCCCCCACCGGAGCGCAAGAAATGAACCGCACCCCCGCCCAATGGTCCGCCGTGAGCCCTCACGCCGTAGTATCCGGCTCAGCCGCTCAAACCGAAAACATCCTGAAAATGGCCCTCGCCGACATCGCCGAACTCTCGGCCGAACTTGAAGCCATGCGCAAGGTCGCCGGCATTCGCCTGGTGAAGGCGATAGAGAGCCGACCCTTCACCGCCTCGTAGACCTAGAGCCATGCCGCCCGCAAATACCCCCGCGCCGCATCCTTCCTTTGAGCATCCGTCTTCGGCGCCGTGTACATCACCCGCCGACACGCGGGGCAATACGTCTGCCCCTCATCCGTCACCCCGCCGCAGAACAACGTGTCCGCCCCGTGGCCGCTGACGGGATAGGCGCACCGTTGACCACGCTCTACCAACGTGAGGGGCGGCCAGTCGCGGGGTTGCGTGTAACTCGGCATCACCGGATGCTCCACCAGAGCCGCCGACAACAGCTTTGGCGCTGACACTTTCGTCCTTATGGGAGCCGAGACCTTGTAGCGCTTGAACAGGGCGTCAACCGCGTCGCGCGTGGTTCCGAACTTCTCGGCTATCGCGCCCGCAGCCATCCCCGCCGCGCGCATGGCCGATGCGGCTTGCAATTGTTCTGGCGACCATCGGCGCGTGTGCAGCGCTACACCCTCAGTTCGCGGCGCCGATATGCGGTGAATCCGACCGATCACCGAATTGCGCGAGCGTTTCATTTTCCGGCCGATCTGGCTCGCGCTGTAACCCTTGGCGGCGAGGGATTTCAGCTCGGCGTCTTCGTCTTCGGACCATCGGGTTCCGGTGGCGTGTTTCATGCTATTTTCCCTTCTGCAATTCTTCAAGCTCGGCTTTCCACTTCGCCGAAAACTCCGCGCTGATTGCCAACGCCCGCTTGCCCTCGTCCGTGGCCGCCCATTTGGCGAACTTGCGCGCCGAACGCTGCATCTTGGTCTGATCGTCCTGCTTTTTCTTGAGGGCGTCGGGGCGGGTGTCACGCATGGTTGATCTCCTCCCGCCAAGCCCTCTGCGCCGGCGTTTCAGCGGCGAACGGGTTCGGCTTCAGCCTGACGCCCCAGCCAATCAGAGCCGCCTCTACCTCGTCAACCGACCTACACACGGCGTAAATCCCGAACGGCGCGCATTGGGCCTGAAACGCCTTCTGTTCGGCCGACATGGCGCCCCTCGCTTGGCCCTTCACGTCGGGACGTTTTAGCTCCACAAATCTCGTGATGCCGTCCGCACACAAGAACGACCAGTCGGGCCAGCCGGCGCGCAAACCCCCCGCCGCCTTGGCTTTCATGCGGGTCATCGGGGTGAGCTTCACGCCTGAGAGCGACGCGATGTAGAATGACCCATCGGGCATGCGCTCTTTCAAAAAGCGGTGAACCTTGACCTGCAAGGCTTGCTCGGGGGCGGCGTTCTTGCGGGTCATCGCGCCGCCATAATACGAGCAATCTCAGCCGCCACGGCAGGCGTCGGCGGCCGCAAGCCGGTGGCGAGTTCGCGCGCTTTCTGTTCGGTGTATCCGCGCCGCATGAGGGCGTTGGCTAGGGCGCGCTGATCAGGGGTCATCACGCCGCCTCATCCTCATCCGCCACGGTTTCCGGCTCGGCGAACTCAAGCGCCTGTTCGGGGCGGTCCTGGCCGGCGCGGGCGATGTTTTTTACGGCCTGACGGTAGTATGAGGGTTTGAGTTCGATGCCGAGCCCGTACCGACCGCGCTCAACGGCGGCGTAAACCTCCGAACCGATGCCGAGGAATGGGGTGATCACAGTCTCGCCGGGCAGGCTCCACAAGTCGATACACCGCTCAATCACGTCAAGCTGGAGCGGCGAGATATGAACCTCGTCGGCCACGTCCCGACCGCCGCGATATTGCAGTGTGCGGCCTTGGCGGATGTCGGACCAGACGGGCGAGGCGTAACGCTGCCAGATGAGGATAGATTTCCATTTCTCGTAGGTCCACGCGAATTTCTCGCTTTCGGGCGGACGCTCGCGCAACTGAGCCTCGTAAGCCGCCTCTGAGATATCAAGGCTCTCGTCGCCGCTCCAATGGTCCAGATGGCCCGCAATCGCCTCGTCATTGTCGCCGGGCTTCCTGAACGTCACCACGTAGTCGGCCAGCCCTTGGCCTGACAGCGAACTGTCCTTGACGATTTGCTTGTGGAGCAACCGCAGCGATTTCGTCCGCTGCTGAGCCACCACGGGATCTTTCCAGATGCAGACCTCGGAGTGTAGCAGCCAACCGGCCGCCTCGTAGTTGCGGATGACCTCGCCTCGGAAGTCTCGCATTCCTATGAAACCATCGCGGCCCTTGTTGCGGGGAAGCTGCATGACGTGGACTGAGTGAAGTCGGCCCGGACGTGTCACGCGCAGCAATTCGGCGATGATGAACTGATAGTGCGCGTCGAATTCGCCTCCCTCAGAATTGGAGACGTCGCGATCATAATTGCTGAATTTGTAGAGCCCGGAAAACGGCGGCGAGTGAATGCCGAAATGGATGCTGTCGCCGGGAATACCACGCAGTATTTCGCAACTGTCGCCCTCATAGATCGCGTACTTGTCAGTGATCTTCTGATCAACCGTCAGAACGCCATCGGGGCGCACGCCGGTTTTTTTCTTCACGCTGCGAGCCATGCGGGCAATTCCATCTGTTTCTGAGGGTTGTAATTCGGCGTATCGCGAACCTGGCCGCGCACCGCCAGCGATGAGATGTCGGAGGTATGGCGCACCATCGCGGCCATCATCCGGTCGGCATCCGCTTCCTTGCGCCGAAGGTTCTGGATGACATTGCCTTCGGTTTCGGCGGCAATCATGTGAACGTCTACGGGGTGCCCTTGGCCGAACCTCCAGAAGCGGCGGACGGCCTGATAGTATTGCTCCCAACTGTCATTCAACCCCACAAAGCACGTCCAGTGACAGACCTGGGCATTGACCCCGAACCCCATCATTGAACTTTTGGTGACCATCCGCGTGATTGACCCGTCGCAGAACCCGAGGATTTTCCGCTCCTTTTCGTCCTCGCTATCGGACCCGCGCAACTCCACGGCTCCGGGGATGGCCTTCGCCAGCGCCTCGCTCTCGGCGTTCAGACTGCACCACCAGAGCGCCGACTGACCGGCCGGCGGGGCAATCTCCGCAGCCTTGGCCACGCGCTCCTTAATCGTGTCCCGGCGCGCCGCCTGGCGCTCGGCCAGCGTCTCGGCTGGCATGGCGAACAGGAACCCCGCCTCGTTCGCCGCAGCGATATCGACGCCGACCGTATGCTGATGCAGCCGCAGCGGTGGAAGGTCATAGCCGGTATCGTCATAGCCAAGGTCAGACGGCTTCCGCAGCATCACCGACCAAGACGCCATCCAGCGCCAGAAGTCGTTTTCCGCATGGCCCTTCAGCCGCCATTTCTGAGTTTCGCCGCCATCGTGCGTAAAGAATGTGGCGAGCATGTCGGTGTAGGACATGACGCCGAGAAATTCGGCGTGGTTGCCTAGCTCCATGTAATCGTTCGGCGCTGGCGTTGCCGTTGCGGCAAGGCGGAAGGGGATTTGGGCGCACGCCTTGATCAAAGCCGTCCGATAGTGGCCGCTCTCGTTTTTCAATATTCCCGATTCATCGAGGATCACCCCTCCGAACTGCGACAAGTCGAAATGCTCAAGCTTCTGGTAGTTGGTGATATTCGTCCCAGCCATCACGTCGGCTTGCGTCCGAACCTGACGCGCGGCCATGCCGAACTTGTCGGCCTCCCGCACCATCTGAGCGGTGACGGCAAGCGGCGCGAGGTGCAGGATATCGCGCCCCGTCTCGCGATGGACGGCATCGGCCCACGCCAGCTCCATATAGCTCTTGCCGAGCCCAGTTCCGGCGAACAGCGCCGCCCGGCCACGACGCAGCGCCCACGCGACGATATCGCGCTGAAACGGGAACATGCGCTCGGGCAGCGGCGGAATGTCCGTCAGGCCCGTTGACGGAGCGGTGATGGCCTTGCGGGCGAGAAATTCGGCGTAGGCGTCCATTATGCCCGCAACCCCATCAGCACCGCCGTAAACGACGCATCATCCGCCGCCTTCCACCGAACCGGCGACATGGCATCCGCGCCAAATTCCCCGGTCACAGTGTCCGAACCGCACGCCGTCAGCATGTCGAGCAGATAGCTTGCGTTGAACCCGATCAGCAGATCCGGCCCGCTGTAATCGACCTCAACCTCGTCTTCGCCGTCGCCCGCATCGCCGCGCGCCGAGACGGTCGCCGTGGACCCGGCGATCTTGAGCCGGGCCGAGCGCGCCTTTCCGTCATCGATCGACGTCGTGCGCCTGACCGCATCGGCCAGCGCCTCGCGCCCGATGTTCACCACGTTGGGGTTGTCGGTCGGGATAACGCGGCGGAAATCGGGGTATGTCCCTTCGATCAGCTTCGCGACAATCCGCGTCTCCGCCGTCTTGGCCGCGACCTTGGAGGACGAAACCGACAGGGCGATGGGCTCGCCCGCCTCGGCCAGGCGCACGATTTCCGCCACCGTGGCCGTCGAAACGATGGCCGAGACGTCGCCGGTGAAGGCCAGCTCGCGTTCCACCAGGGCGAGGCGATGCCCGTCCGTGGCGACAACGCCAAGGCCATTTTTCGACCCGTACAGATGCACGCCGCATAGATAGGTTCGAGACGCCTCCCGGCTCTGGGCGAACGCCACGCGCCCGAACGTGCCGACGATATCCGCCGCGCTCATCGTCACGCTCGATGCCTTTGGCATGGCGTCGAACATGGGAAAATCCGCAGTCGGCAACGTCGCGAGGTTGAATCGCGACCGCCCCGACTTGACCGATAGCCGGTCCTTAAGCTCAAGGTGGATATCGGCGCCCTCCACCGCGTTCTTAGCGATGTTGAACAGCGTATCAGCCAGCACACAGCACGCGCCGGCCTGAGACACTTCCGAGCGCGTGGTGACGGTCGCCTCAATGTCCAGATTTGTCCCCCTGAACACGACGCGGCCATCCTCGGCGCAGTCGATCAGGACATGGCTCAGAATGGCGACGCCGTGTTTTTTGGGCACGATGGAGGATAGCCGCGACATGGCGGCCAAGAGGGTTGAGCGTTCGATGGTGAGTTTCACAGGGCGGCCTCTAGGTGTTCGACGATGGCGTCGATTTTTTCGGTTATGGCGGCGTCTTCCAGTTTTGCGGTGATGCGACCTAGGCCGGTCACGCAACCGGAAATCACACTGCGAAGCTGATCAAGTTCAGTTTCAATACGCTCAAGTTCGGACTGCGCCAGCACAAAGGCTGCGTCGTCCACTTCCTCCAGCGCATCAAGCGCCGGATCACCCCATTTCTTCGCCCAATACGCAAACTCGTCTAGCGATGTGCAGCGGTGCAATTCGTGCCGCGCCTGGATGACGTTTCCGTGGTCTGATAGATCGTTGAGTGTTGTGGTTATCACTAGTCCCTCCGCAGTCTGTAATCAGTGACGACGACTAACCCGAGCGCGTCCAAAATTTTCTGGCCAGGCTCACGATGACCGCGCAAAACGTCGCTCACATACTGAGGCGACACGCCGATTTCTCGCGCCCAATCTTGCGCCAGTCCGACTTTCTTTATGCGCGCACGCATCAGGTTTCGCACCTGTTCGCTTGTCATAGGCTACTCCGTTACGCGAACCCTATACGGCAAATTGTTTTAGTCAAGTCGCAGATTTGAGATTGACTCCATCCCCCATCGGCGCAAATGTGTCCTCACAAACCGGCGACGGGAAACGCCGAGGGAGACTGAGATGATCCTCACGATTGGCAAAGGCTACTATCCGGTTCGCGATTTCGCGGACGCCTCGGATATGTATTCCACCGCCCGCACGAAGAAGTTCACGCGCACGGGGGGATCAAAGTTCCCCGAGGGCGTCATCACAGACGACGGCAAGCCGGTTGCTCGCGTAAGTCTGAACGGCTGCGTATGGGCTCCGGGGCCGTGGGTTCCGGGTTTGGTTCCGATATATGATCCGAGGGTTTCGGCATGACCATCACGCCCCACATGGAAACCGTCCTCGCCAAGATCGACGCGGCGTTCAACCAGCCGCCGGTCGATAAGACCGAAGCGCTGCACAAGGCCATCGCGTTTTGGTCGCAGGACATCCGCCGCATCCGTGCTCAGATCGAAGCGCATACCGAATGGCGCGCGACCATGAACGCCAAGAACCCCGGATCGCTGGTGTTTTTCTCCGATGATCGCCCGGCCCTGCAACGCCAGATCGACCGGCTGAGCGCCCTGATCACAGCGGCGGAAAGCAAGTTGGCGGAGGGGGTGTCGTGACCGCCCTCCGCATGATCCCGTCCCTGTTCGCGCTCGCCATCTGCGGCGTCGTGCTGCTGTTCGTCAGCTTTGGAGGTGGCCTGTGAGCCAGACGATGCGCCGTGACTTGGCCGAACACGAAGATGGGTTGCGTGACCTGTTCAACGCCAGCACCCGTCTCGTTCAGGTCATCGATATGGTCGGCGTCTTGCGTCTTTCGACGGCGGTCGAGCTGGGCCAGATCAGTTGGTATCACAAGTGCAACGATGCGGTCGCTTGGGTGAACGCCGAGTTGGACAAATGGGAGAGGAAGACGTGAAGCGAGCCACCGACTACGTAGCCCTGTCTCGGGTGAGCGACGGTCAAATCTGGGCTGCATCAGCTTCGATGATACAGAGGAGAGCCTGTGATGGCTGCAAAAACTAAGACCGCGCCCGTCGAAGATACGACCGAAGACTACATCATCCGCAACAGCTTTTCCGGCGAGCCCCAAGTCACCGTCAAAATTCAGTCGGTGAACGAGCCTGAGGCTTTGAAGCTGGGCCGGGCGATCATGGAAGCTATTAAGACCGGGGCCAATCTCGCCGGGGCCGATCTCGCCGGGGCCAATCTCGCCGGGGCCAATCTCGCCAGAGCCAATCTCGACGGGGCCAATCTCGCCGGGGCCGATCTCGCCGGGGCCAATCTCGCCGGGGCCAATCTCGCCAGGGCCAATCTCGACGGGGCCGATCTCGACGGGGCCAATCTCGACGGGGCCAATCTCAAGGGGGCCAATCTCGCCGGGGCCAATCTCCACGGGGCCAATCTCGCCAGGGCCTATCTCGCCAGGGCCAATCTCGACGGGGCCTATCTCGCCAGGGCCAATCTCGACGGGGCCAATCTCGCCAGGGCCAATCTCGACGGGGCCAATCTCGCCAGGGCCAATCTCGACGGGGCCTATCTCGCCGGGGCCAATCTCAAGGGGGCCAAAATTGGCGAGCGTACCGTTTTCACCCTCAAGGGCCGCGCGACGCGCTCTGACGGCTACGAGTTTCTACTGTTCAAAACTGAGGACGGCGAAGTCATCCGCGCCGGGTGTCGCACCTTCACCCTGGCCGAGTTCCGCACCCATACCGACCGATACTGCAGCGCAGGCAAGAGCGCCGAGACGCTGCGCATCCTCAATTTCCTTGAAGCCCAAATGAACGGGGAGGTGTGGTGATGTACCGCTCAGAATACCGCCAATGGCGCGACGAGCTAGCCGGTGAGCGCCCGTCCCAGGGCTGGCGTCTCGCTGGCATGGCGATGCAATTCGCGTCCGTCGTGTCCGTGATTTGGGCCGCTTATGCGGCTGGGCGTCATTTTGGGTGGTGGGGATGAACACATGATCTTCATCATCATCTGGATAACCGCCGCTCTAATTATCACAATGGTTGATGCGGCCGTCCAAGACGAAGCAGGCCTTGGTCGCGCATTGGTGTGGTTACTTTGGCCCTTTATGCTTCCAGCGGCCTTAGTCGTCCTGACGTTTGCAGCGGCGCAATGGGTGGGGCTCTATGCCCGGAAGATTTGGGCCGCCCTCGCAGCACAGGAGGGGCAGAGGTGAGCCTTCAGAAGCTAAAGCCGTGCCCGAAGTGCGGCGGTCAGGTCAACGTCTGGACGTATGAAAGCGGCTGGCGTCGCGCTGAGTGTTACTCCTGCGACTACATCGCCAAGCCCGCTGAAAACCTTGTGCGCGCCTGCCGAAATCACAACGAGCGTGTTCGCGCAGCACAGGAGGGGAGCGAGAGATCATGAGCCGAGATCCGCGCATTGCAGAGGCCGCCGCAAAGGCCGCCGAGTATTACAAGAACCGCCAGCACGGCATGAGCGCGTTCTGCGCCAAAGCAGCTATTCGCGCCTATCTTGAAGCTGTAAGGCCAGAAATGGCGATGGTCCCCGTTGAGCCGACTGAGCAAATGCTTCGCGCTGGATTCGCAGCCATGAATGAGACACCGAGCAGCCAGTGGAAACGGATGAAGGCCGAAGGTGTCACGCCCCGGCGCATGTTCGACGTCAAGATGGCTCCGCGCTGGCGAGCGATGATCGACGCCGCCCTTTCAGAGCGGAGGGAGTAGATGGGCCTATCCGCAGAACAAGCCGCCGCCGCAATCCGCGCCACCATCGCCCGCGTGCTCGGCATCCCGCCGTTATTCGTGAGCGAGGAAATATGCGAGCGCGAGGTTGAGCGCGAGATGCATCGAGGGCCTCGGCTCACCGTGGATGGCGTGCGTATTCAGTCCACGGACTAGACCGACTTGTTGACGGGCGCTTGGAAAAGGGCGTTGATGATTTTGGAGGGAAATATCATGGGCATAAAATATTACCGCGACCTGATTCAGGGTTCGCCCGAATGGCTTGAGGCCAGACGCGGGCTTCTCGCCACGTCAGAGATGAAACTGATCCTGACGCCGACGCTCAAGATCGCCAGCAATGATAAGGAGCGCGCGCACCTTTACGAACTGCTGGCCCAACGCATCAGCGGGTACGTTGAGCCGTCCTATATTGGCGACGACATGTTGCGCGGGATGGAAAGCGAAATCCTCGCGCGCCAACGCTATGCCGAACGGTACGCGCCGGTTGAGGAAATTGGGTTCATCACAAACGACAAATGGGGCTTCAAGATCGGCTACAGCCCGGATGGCTTGGTCGGGAAAACCGGCGCCATCGAGGTCAAAGGTCCGCGCCAGAAATCGCATGTTGAGACCATTCTAAACGGCGTTGTCCCGGTCGAGCACGTCTTACAGATCCAGACCGGAATGATGGTCGCCGAATTGGAGTGGATCGACTTCATTTCTTACCATGGCGGTTTGCCCATGGTGACGATCAGGGCTTATCCCGATCCGGTGATTCAGTCCGCCATTGTGGAAGCCGCAACGTCATTTGAGGCCAAATTGGGGGAGAAGCTGCGCGAGTGGAAAAAGATTTTGGCCGGCGAAGCGCGCCTCATTCCAACCGAACGCGTGATTGAACAGGAGATGTTCGTATGAGCGAGCAACAATCACTGGTCGCTTTGGCCGATAACCCTGTCATAGTTTTGACGGACGCCGAGAAGTTCGACCGCTTCTATGAAGAAATGAAGCGCGAAAGCGCCAAAGCAATGAAGCCCCGCTTGCTCGATCTGTTCTGTTGCGCTGGCGGCGCGGGCGTCGGCTACGCCAGGGCCGGTTTCGAGGTCGTGGGCGTCGATATTGATCCGCAGCCCCGTTATCCGTTCACCTTCGTCCAAGCCGACGCGCTCGCCCTCGATCCCGAATGGGTGGCGTCGTTCGACGCAATCCACGCCTCGCCGCCGTGCCAATCCTATTCGGACCTAGCGAAGCGCAACAACAACGCGGACGCATGGCCTCGCCTCATTGATCCGACCCGCGATCTACTGGTCCGGTCAGGCCGCCCGTGGGTGATCGAGAATGTGGACGGCGCGCCGTTGCGCGATCCCGTCATCCTTTGCGGAACGATGTTCCCCGGCTTGCGGGTGCTCCGCCACCGCCTGTTTGAGGCGAATTTCCCCATCATCGCACCGCCTCACGGCAAACACCCGAAAGTGCATACCTTCGACAGGCGAAAGTCTCACTTCGGCAAAACCGACGATATGCGCGATTTCGTCCAAGTCACGGGGGGCGGCAACTGCACGATCGCCGCCGCGAAAGACGCGATGGGAATCGACTGGATGACCAAGAACGAGATGAACGAGTCCATCCCGCCCGCCTATACCCAACTGATCGGCGAACAGCTCTTGGCCCATATCAGCGCCGTGGATGAACCTCCGATGCGGCGCCGGGCCTGACGTGAGCGCCAAGGACCTCATTCGCCAGTTTTTCCTGGCGAACCTCGGAACAGTCGTCAATTCGGGCCAGATTCGCGATGCGTCGGGCGGCATCACCGAATGGGCTAGACGCGTCAGAGAGCTTCGCGACGAAGAGGGATGGCCCATCCTCTCGCACAACGACTCCGCCGCATTGAAGCCCGGCGAATATCTCCTCAAGGAAACGCCGCCGCCGAAAAAGGACGTGTCGTTCTCGCGCGCCATATCGACGAAACTGAGAGCCGAAGTCCTCGACCGTAACGGCTTCACCTGCCAAATGTGCGGCCTCACACCGGGGGATATTGACCCCTCGACCAACCGCAAGGTTCGCCTTCACCTGGGCCACATCACCGGGTCGATAGCCTCCTGCACGGCGCCGTGGGCCGCCGGATCACCTATGCGGAGCTGACGGCATGAGCGAGGGACTCGAAGAACTGACAGCCCTGGTCAAGGTCGTGATGTCATATAGGCCGGACACTAAAGCGGCTAAGCGACCAAGGATCGAGGCCATCGCACCGCCCAAACTGACCGCCATTGACCTGTTCTGCGGCGCTGGCGGATTGTCTGAGGGCTTCCGGCAGGCGGGCTTTCATGTGCTTGTCGGGCAGGACTATGACGCGGCAGCTGGCCGGACGTTCGGGGCCACGCACCCGGAGGCCACCTTCATCGGCGGTCGTATCCAAGACGTGACGCCCGCCCAAATCCTGAAAGATGCCGGTAAGCGTCGGGGCGAGATTGACGTGATCGTCGGCGGCCCCCCCTGTCAGGGCTATTCGGTCTACAATCATCAGCGCGGCGAGAGCGATCCGCGCGCGGGCCTGTTCCGTGAATATCTGCGGATCGTGGAGGGTATCTATCCCCGCTGGCTGGTCATGGAAAACGTGACGGGGATCACGTCCATCGCCGGCGGCGGCGTTGTCCGAGAGATTTATGCGGGGATGGAAAGTCTCGGCTATCGCGTCGATATGCGCGTCCTCAAGGCGGAAGAATACGGCGTCCCCCAGGAGCGCCGCCGGGTCGTGTTTATCGCCACGCGAGGGGACGCGCCCATCCTTTTCCCCGAACCTACCCACGGCCCCGGCCTTGCGCCTTTCGTGACTGTTTGGGATGCGATCTCTGACCTGCCGAAGATTGAAAACGGGGCCAAGGCTGGCGTTCTGGCGTATGCCACCGAACCCCGGAACGATTACCAGCGCACCCTTCGCGGCAACGCCGTCGCCGTGACCAATCACTCAGCGCCGCGCCTCGCCAAGATTAACGAGCAACGGATGCTGCACATCCCGCCGGGCGGATCGTGGCGGGATATTCCCTTCGAGCTTCTGCCCGCCGGGATGAAGAAGGCCAAGCGAAGCGACCACACAAAGCGGTATGGTCGCCCTCGCAAGACGGACCTCGCCTGCACGATCCTGACCAAGTGCGACGTGCATTGGGGCGCTTATATCCATCCCGTTCAGAACCGGGCGTTGACCGTGCGCGAGGCCGCCCGCCTACAGTCGTTCCCTGACTCGTTCGCCTTCCAGGGCAGCGGCACGGAACAATATGTTCAAGTCGGCAACGCCGTGCCGCCGCTCCTGGGCCGTCGCGTTGCGGAGGCCCTTCTAATCGCAGATAGCAAGGCAGAGGCTTCGCACAAAAGCAGCCGCGCCGGAGAGCGATTGGAAATGGTCGTTGCCGTTTAACCCCGAGACCATCATCGGAGAGGTTTTGGGCGAACGGGCGCTCAAGGGCGCGGACCCCGCGTCTAAGGCGTTCATGTGCCCCTACATTGATGCGACATGCCCGAAGCGCAGCACGAACTTGCCAGGCATTGAGTCCTATCCGGTTTGTTCGATTTGGAAGGGCAACCCGATCGCTCCCGCACCCGGCGTCGATCTTATCTGTGTCTGCCCGAAGCGGTTTCACGCCATCGACTTCCTTGCCGACGTGATCGCGTATTGTTGGCCGGGGGAGCCTCCCGCCCATCCGCGCATCGCGCCTGAAGTTAAGATGGAGGGTTTCGGCAACGTCGATTTTGTGATCGCCGACGTGGGCGAAGACGGCCAGATCGGGCAATTTCTGTCTGTTGAATTGCAGGCCATCGACATCACCGGATCGGTCTTTCCGGCCTATCAGGCGTTGCGGGCCGGGGCCGACCTTGAACGCAGACCGACCTACGGCCTGAATTGGGATAACGTCTATAAGCGCTACATCACCCAGCTCATCCGCAAGGGCTACTTTCACCATCACTGGAAAACCAAAATCGTCGCGGTGATCCAGGAGCAGATTTATCGGAACATTGTAGAGCGCGCGGCCTTCATGCGGACGCCGGACGTGAAGGGCGCCGACGTGAATATCATCTTCATGACCTACCGCTTCGACCATGATCCTGACCGGCCCGGCCAATTCAGGCCGGCCCTAACCACCGTCGAAGGCACCAGCCACGCCAGCCTTTCGCAAGCCATCCTCTACAAAGAAGCTCCTACCCGCGACGCCTTCTGCGCTCGCATTTCCGCCTCGATGAAGCGGGCGGACGCGGGGGCGATCACCCTAGCCAAATTAGGACTTTAGGGAGTTAACGCGATAATTCCCAAAAAGATCGTCCTTGCCATCGTTGCGGGTGAAATTCCCGCCGTCACTCTGAGGTTTTGAACATGAACGACATGAGCCCCGTAATCGTCGCCAAGAGCGACCAAATGAACGCCGATGACCTCATGGGCTCGCCGCGAACCATCCGCATCACCAAGGTTGATATTACCGCGGGCAATGAACAACCCGTCAACGTCTATTTCGAAGGCGACGACGGCAAACCCTGGCGCCCGTGCAAGTCGATGTCGCGCGTCATGGTCGCTCTGTGGGGGCCGGATGCGAAACAGTACGCCGGCAAGAGCTTGACGCTGTTCCGTGATCCGAAGGTGAAATGGGGCGGCCTAGAGGTTGGCGGTATCCGTATCAGCCACGCCTCGCACATTGATGGTGATACGGTTGTGATTGTTAACTCGTCAAAGGGGAAAAAGGCGGCTTACAAGGTGGCGCCGCTCAAGGCTCCGGTTGCGAAATTGGTTCAGCAGCCAGCACCCGCACCCGAACCCGATCTAGACGCGCCCATAGGCGCGCCGTCCGACATCCCCGGCGACCTCGCCGACTTCGCCGACGCCCTAGAACTTGAAATCGAGCACGTCACGGACGGCAAGGCGTTTGGCGCCAAGTTCAACGCCATGATGCGCGATGATCCGTTGTGGAAGGCGCTGAGGAACGACCACGGCGAAGCTGGCCAGCGTCGGGCGGCGGATTTGAAGGCGAAGGCTACAGCGAAGATTAGGGGGGCGTGATGAGCGAGATGGTTGAACGAGTGGCGCTAGCTTATGAGACCGAGCGCAAACTTTGGACCCAGAAATTCACCGCAATCGCGAATGGTATTCAGGTCGAAATGTGTCGAGATGGGCGCGCTATTGGATCGCCGTGGAGTTTGCATGTTTTTGAAGTCAGCGGTTGGCGTGCGTGGCAATCTTTAAGGGACGAGGCTTCAGCCCGCGCCGCCATCGCTGCCATGCGCGAGCCAACTGAGGAAATGGCGCGCGCCATGGCCGAAGCGTGCATGACGCGCGAGGAGGCGCGCAATAAGCATCTCATGGCGATGGTGGACTATAAAACCATTGCGGCATCTTGGCGGGGCGGAATAGACGCCGCCCTTAAAGCCGCCCCATCAACGCCAGCACCACGAGAATAACCAGCAACAGCCCCGCAAACCCAAACCCGCCATAGCGCCCATTTACGCCCCCAACGCCGCTGAACCCAAGGCCTCCGCCAAACAGGATCAGCACTAGGATTATGATCAGGATGAGCGACATGGCGGGTGTCCGTTTTCACGGTAACGCCTGTCAGCGGTTACGGTTCACCGCAGATCACAAGCCAGCCATCCCCCCTCACGCTTAGCCGTCATCACAGCGTCTGTTAATCGGCCGTGGGCGGCGTCCTCCGCGTTCCACCTGTCAAACAGCGCGCACATTTCCCGCATGGCCCAACGCGCGTTTTCTGACGATCCATGCTTGCCGCGCCGCCATACGAGGGCGAGCGGCATGGCGACTTTGCCGCGCGTGGCCATGAGGTTGTGAAATTTGGTTCGGCAAGCGGAGGAGCAAAACAGGCCCGTGTTGCGCTTGCCGGGCGTGGGGAAGCCGCATTCGGCGCAGGGTTTAGGTGTGGTCACAACGCCCATCTCATGTCTCTCCCAAGCGGGCTTCCCATCCCGCAACATAGCGCAGACACGAAAAAGCCGCCGTAGCGCAAACTACGGCGGCTTCTTGAGTGGTCGGCCTGATAGCCCGTTATTGCGTCTGCGCCGCCGCGTTCAAATCCGTGATGGCCTGCGCCTCGTCCGCCGCTTCCTGAGACGTCGCCGTCGCGAGTGCGGCGTCAACGGTTGCCTGATCGCTAGCCGACAGGGCCGCCTTGGCGTTGTTGATCACGGTGAGGATCGAACTTACGCCCTCCACGAGCGCAAGGATTGATGCGAGGTCCATTACTGTCCAGCCTCCGTCATGATCGTGGCGACAAGGGCAGCGATGGCCGTGACGCGCGCCGTAAGCGTGGTCTGGTCAAGCGCCGCCTCGGCCGCCTTGGCGTCGTTGAGGTAGCTTTGAGCTGTGGCGAGATCGGCCGCCGCCTTGGCCGCCGCCGAACCCTTGAGGTAGCCGGATTTGGCGGCGGTATCCAGAGCCACGGCGGCGCCGTCCACGGACGCGACGGCGACGAGCAGTGTCTTGTGCGCCGTCAGGGTTGGCGTTGCGGTCAGGCTGGATACGGTGGAGCAACTGGCCAGCGCCAAGGCGGCGGCGGCGAGAACGAGCGCCTTCACGACTTGGCCGCCGCTGCTGCCGTGTCAGCCGCCGCAATTCGCGCCGCCTGAGCCTTGGTCAGTTCGTCCTGAAGTTTGGCGATGATGCCGTCCCATGCGTCCACGGCCATTTGCGCGGCGACGGGTCCGAGCGTCGGCACGTTGACTTGAGCCGCGATCATGGGCGCGTCAGTGGCGATGGCCTTGTCGCCGATGCCCTTGAGATCTTGAAGCGCATTGGAGAAGTCGGCGCTGAGTTCGGCGGGAATCACGGAGAAAAAGCCCTCCAGTTTGGTGCCTACGTTGCTGATGTCGTCTGCGATGGTCATGGTATTTCCCTTCCTAGTCTGGTTGAAGTGGATACGCGGCACAAAGGGGATCTGTGCCGTTCCATAGCGCAATTTCGGCAGCCCGCCTATTAACGAGCCCCTGAACCACTTGGCCGCCCGCGTAAACAAATCTCGTAAGCTCGGCGGGAACGTCCACATAGTCGCCCTTTCGGAGGTCGGCCCAAACCGCCCATGACGCGCCAGCGCCTTCATTGAAACAAAACGAAACAAGGGCTGAAAACTGATAATCGTTCAGCTTGGCTACGGCGTCAGGACCGATAGCCCATGTCAGCCGCTGCACCGCCATCTGAAGATCGGCCGACAATGCGGCGTCGATCTGCGCCTGTGTCCACTCCACGCCCCCGCGCACGTCCGACCCCGTATGCCCTACGCCCACGGTAAGGACCCCTGCACTGTCGCGGTACGGCATCGACTGTTCGCCTTCCTCGCGCTCGAGGAATTTGATCAGGATAGTGGGGATGAAGCGCGTCACTTCGGCCCACCCTTAAGCGCCGCCAACGCCGCACATGCCCCGAATGCCATCGCCAACACAACAATCGCAGCAATCTCGGGGCCGGTGTAGATCAAAACGGCCTCCGCTTGCGTGGAGGAATTGGGTTTCGGGCTTGCTCACGTCTAACCGTAATCTCTTCAATTACCTCCGCGATGAACACGGCGGCGATAAAGAATCCGATCAGGGTGAGGGCGAGTAGCATCATTTTGGCGCCGCAAGCCAACCTGGCTTTGTTTCAACGGGCGTTGTCGGAAGGGCGGCGTGGGCCAGTTTAAAGGTTTTTAGCTGGCCAATTACGATGACGATCAGCCCCGCTATGGGACCAGCCATGCCTAACAGGGCGCCGAACTTACCCGCCACGCCGGAATAGCCAAGCGCAGACGCCACGCCAGCCGCGACGAGAAGAATTTGGCGAACAAGGGATTCGACGTTTTCTTGCGCCGGATTGGCGTTGACGATGACGGGCGTTGGGGTCGGGTCACTCATCAATGTGCGCCTTTCGGTTCCAAGCTACCCCATGCGGCAGATTAGCGCAACGCTACTTGGATGCCGATCAATCCTGGTTATCGTTTTGCTCGCTCAAAATAATCATGGGCTCTTCGGGATCGTCTTCGCTTCGCCGAGGCTGCGGGACGTTGATACCGCGCATTTTAAGCTGACGCTGCAGAGCTTCAATGGTTGAATACATATTTGCCATCTCGCCCTTGCGCTGGCTTTCCTCCCTGGCGTGCTTGACTTTGAGATGGTCCAACTCGCCGCGAAGCTCCTTGTTCGCTGCGCGCGCCTCTTCCAACTGCGCCGACAGGGACGCGGTGATGCGTGTAAACCCGTCGTTCATCGCGTTTTGAAACGCGGCCTTGCCGAGCGTGCGGTTGGCGACCCAGACCGCCACGCCGCCGATGAACGCTCCAATCGCGCTGAGCCCTGCAGCGATAACGCCGCTGCCTGGCTCGGCGGGCAATCCTCCTGACGGTGCTGTCATCGCGGGGTTCATTCTTTGGCTCGCTTAGAGCGGTCTTCGACGCGCCGCGCGCGCCACCGCGCGGTGATTATGAACACGATTGCGTTGATGAAAACGCAGATTTTGGATAGGAAAAGCAAGTGCACGGGCTCTCGGTCCCCCATACGCAATTGCCAACTGGATTGCATATGTCACGTCCAGTTGCAGTGCCAAATCGTATCTTCGCGCCAGCGTTGCCGGCCCCTCCTCGTAATTTTGATGGATCGCGAGCTGAGCCATGAACACGAGAGACATCAGGATGGACCAGCTGCGACCGCTGCACCCATACAGCATTATGAAGATGCAGCTCTCAATCGTATCCATGATGATGCCGAGCGCGCGAAATTGATCATCGCCGCTGACAATCATCGTCGCCGTCATGCACGTTATCCAGCCGGTCGCCAAGATCCACGCGCCGAACTTTGCGGCGGGATCGCGGTCATAGGCGGACGTTGCGACGAAAGCCGTTGCGAAGCCGAACATGACAGGCGATAAGTTTTTCACGGCTTGCCGGTTCCACCGTCAAGCGGATGCGGAAGAGGCTGAGCCCCGAGGCTTTTACCGGTTTCCCCAAGATGCGAGCCCAGCGTGTCGGCCGCGTGGGCAAGATCGGCGTGAAGCTGCACAATCGCGGCCTTGAGCACAATCCAAGCTGCTTGAGCGCCCGGACTAATATCGGCCTCAAGCTGCGCCGCCGCATTCTCAACGGCTTGGAGCGCCGCGCGGATTGTGGATATTTCAGCTTTTGCGTCGTCTATGAGCATTTCGTGGGTTTCTCCGCATCGCTGTCAGCGCTTCAAGACCCGCACAATGATAGTGTGCGCGGGGATTGTCACGCCCGAGGTGGTGTAGTTGCCGTACGTGACTTCGACATAGCCGTTCGTGTTGATGAACCCCTGAACGGTGACGCCCGGCATGCCCACGGCGCCGCCCGCTGGAGCCGCCGTCGTATAGCCGGCAAATGCGTCAACGCCGGCCACAGCGCCCGGGCAGCCGACAGCAAACGATAGCGCGCCGTTTGCTGAAATCGTCTGGCCTGTTACCGAATTTCCGCCTTCGATCTGATCAAGACGAAGCCCGAACCGGCGAATTCCTAGGTTGTCATAGACCCCGTTCGCGACCGATGCGGCGTCAATGGTCGCGCCGTCCGCATCTACATTCGGCAAATCTCCCGCAGCAATAATGGCAAGTGCGCCGCTAGAGCCGGGGAAGCTCGTATCCATGCAGACCAATTTCTTGATTTTCCACTTGCCTATGCCGCTGCCGAAGTCGAGGGAATAGTTTGTTCCGCCGGAAATGAATATGCCAATCGCCCCCTTCGACGATGGGCCAAAATACGCCACATAGTTCGTGCAAATTCCTGCGACGAGATCAATATCAAACAGCGCATTTGTGGCGGTATGTTCTGCCACGATTGCTAAGCCCACGGCGCCGGTGTAGAACTCACCCGTCAGAGACATGGCTGACGAGTTGTTTGAGAACAGGCCATACGTGGAATAATTGTTTGCGACGTCCGCGACAGAGCCGCTACCTGCCGCGCCCCAACTGCAATCCGCGCCGCAGTTTTTCAGGCGCGCCGAAGTCTGTGGGCCCGAGGCATAAAGCTCCACAGAGGTCTGCCAGTTGTAGGTAAAGCAGTCCGACAGAAGCGCCCCATCGACGTGACCCTCAATGAGTATTCCGATACCCGAGCGATAGGTCACGTCGCGGGCATTGGCCGTGAGCGGGAGCGCTGTACCCGACGAGTTGATGCGCGCGTCAGGATCGGACGGGTTTGCGCCGATATGGCCGGTGATGTACTGCCAACCATGGTGAAAATTGAACTCCGAAGTATCGTCCACGCCGGTAATCACCGGGCCGTTTGTGCAGTCGTAAAGGATGCCGTCCACTTTGACACACGCAAGCAGCTGACCCGTTCCGAAGCGATAAGTCGGGGCCACTTGGTAGGCATAGGCGAACCCTATGATCAGACAGTCCTTTAGCCGCGCCTCGTTGTCGGTCAGGAAAAACGCCGAACACGAATAGGTGTTGAACGCCCGGATTTGCGCGAGGATATTCGCGATTGTCATGGACAATTGCTGCGTTTGGCCGGACGTGTAAGAGCATGTCTGGGCGACGGGATAGGTGATGTCGCTGTTCAGTACCGTGACGCCCTCCCACTTAGCGCCCATGCCGATATTGATGCCGCATCCTCCATTTCCGATGGCCGTGCCGGAAATGCCGATCGATGTGCCGTGCGCCTTGTAATTCAGATCAAAGTCGTTCTCGCCAGGGCTGGCAAGTGCGCCGACCACGCGCACAAAAGGCGGCGTGACGAACGGAGGCGTAAGGGTGAAATAGCCAGGCGGGATATAGACCACACCGCCATAGGTGAGCGACGCGCAAGCGTTCGTCAGCGCAGTCGTGATATTCATCCCCGCCGAATATGTGCCGTTGTAAAAGTCCAGCACGTTGACGGTATCGTTTAGCTTGGCGAGTGCGCCGCGCGCATAGGCTCCCGTCCCCGTTGCGAGGTAGTTCATATTTGAAAAATCGGCGTTGCCAACGAGACCCATTACGGCGTCACCCCCTGATAGATATTCCCGAGCGCGCGAAGGTTGCCAGCCGTGTCAACGGACATGACGACGGTTGATCCTGAGACGAGATAGGCCTTGCCGGCGTTTGCGTACCATCCCCAGACTACAGAGGACGCCCGGTCGGTCCAGCTTACGATATTTGTCGCGCCTGACGTCAGGACTTCCGTGAACGGGACACCAGACAGGGCCGCCGCAAGCGCGTCAAGTTGAGGTGTTGAGACGCCCGCGAAATTGACGTTGGCCAGAAGATTGTCAGCAACGCCGTTCGCAATTGCGACGGCTGCAACCGCAATCGCCTGTGAACTACCCGAGGGGTAATTCGCCCCGTTAACCGCTGGCGCCAGAAACGTGAAATTCGCATCCAGCCATGCGGCCGGAATTGTCTCGCCTCCGTAATTTGCGAATGTGTAGGGAAGCGCCATCTAGTGGCCCCACGCCTGCCACAGAAGCGGAACGGTTTGATTGAACAGCAGCCGCTCGGCGGTGTTGACAAGTTGGCCGGTGTTCGTGTCCGCCGCCGCCGTAAATCCCGATGCGCTGAGACCGCTGTATCCCAGGATTGGCCGGCCACCGTTTGTGGAGTTGACAGTACCGCCGGCCGTGAGTGCGACAAAGTCGCAGGCGTTGGGAAATGCCGGCGAGAATGTAATTGCAACAGTGGACGTCACGGCGCCTGACGCCGGCAGCGTCGCCGTGCCGATTTTCGCGATCGAACCCAGCGCCTGAACCGGAAACCGCGACCAGCCTGCGCCGCCCGTATCCGGGTCGGTCATATTGTTGTCGGCGGTAGAAATCCATTCGTGCGTGCTGTCGCCGCTGAGAAGGCGAGCGCCCGCCGGATATCCGCCTATCGCAGTCTGGAATGTCGCATCGTAAGTGATTGGGCCGCCTGCTGCAAGCCATTGCGACCACGCCGTTTCCTCGTAGAGAATACCGTTAAAATCTGCCCCCTTAGGCGCACCGCCTGGCAAAAACGTCGAGGGCGGAAAACCGAGCGTGTACGAAGCCGCGTTGGGCGTTGACGTCGTGACCGGAATGGGATTGGTGATGTACGCCCCGCCAGCGGACGAAGCGAACGGGACGGCGACCTTGGCGGGGATGTTTGAGGCTTGCACTATAATTGGACCACTAGGGCCGAAACACCCGTTGGTTTGGGCAGCGCGCCGCTCTGAGACAAGATCGCCACCTCCGTATTGGTCAGGGCAAAATCGAACGTGTATGTCATTGTCATATCCAGCCCATCGGTAACGTAACAGTTTCCGCGACCAGGAAAAAGATTGAGCAGAATTTGATTTATCGCCGGGATGGCGCCGTCGCAGATATTTGCGAGCGCCTTCGCGAAGATCAGCGTCTGATATTGCGCGTCAGGCAGATTGTACGCCTGCGTCAGCACGGCCGATCCACCCCAAAACGGGCCCTGACCGAACCCGACCGAATAGGGCAGCGCCTCAAAAAACCCGAAGAACGGCGTCGTCAGGGGGATAAGCACGACGCGGCCTACGCCGACAATCCGCCCCCAGACGTCAAGGCCATACCCCGTCGCCGAAGTGATGTTCATGATTGAATTGTAAAACGCGGAGATGTTGACCGATGGGTCAATGTAGGCGTTGAGGTTTTCGATCAGCGCGACAAGATTGCGGCTGTTCGCGTACTGGCTGATTATGGTCTGATCGACGTTTTGCACGATCAGGCCCCCGTCGTGACCGTGATATCGCCCGCCGAGACGGTCGGAACCTGATTTATATTCAGGGTTAAGTCGTTCAGCGTCGCCGATGACGTACCGATCAGGATGGATACGATTTGCGCCCACGTTCCGAGCGCCGCCACGGTCGAATAGAATCGGCTCGCGAAAATCTCTGAGCCGATGCGCGCTCTTGGGCCGCCGTCTCCGCCCGCAAACGCCGAGATGATCGCGTTTTGAATGAGCGCCACATAGTTGGACGGAACCGCCGCGCTGTTTTTGATGACGACCGCGAACATGATATCAACCGCCGTGGGGATCTCAAACGTGACCTGATATGTCGGCGCGGGCGTGTTGTAGCCGGAATTATTGTCTGTCACGGTGACGGTCGTGTTGCCGTTGTAAGCGCACCCCGGCGCCTTTTTCTGCCAAATGGCCGTTGCGATGGCTAAGCTATTTCCACCGACAACGGCGACATAAAGGCTGTTCGGCGCCAGAGACACCCCGCCGATGGTCTGCGTTACGGCCGACGTGTTCTCTGTCACATAGGCGTCCAGCACGTTCGGGACGGCCAGAACGGAGCCGAGGATGGACGGCAGCGAGCCGATGCTGTTCAGCGCAACGGATTGCTCACGCCGGTATTCGAACGCCGCCCGGCTCTCGACGTTGTTTCCGAGCACGCCGTCTGCTGCGTTGGTGATCGTATCCCAGCCCGGAATGGTCTGGTAAATCGTTGTCAGTGTCCCGGCCGGGCAAGCGATAGGCCCGGTGACTTGGCATGCGAACGGCAGAACCACCGATCCGCCAGTGATTGTTCCCGGGGTGGTGCAAGTATAGAGATTGCCGTCTGTCGCTTGGGCGAGCGCGCCGGCAGGAATGACCACGCCGTTACCGCCCGAACATAACGCCTGAACAACGGTTGGCTGAGCGGGGTTGCGCTCAAGGAAATAAATCCGGGCGATGGCGTCCTGATAGATGCCTTCCGAGTAATTCGGATCAAACATCTGTGATAGGAACAGGAACTGATTGTTTTTGTCCGAGATGACCGCCGTTTGCGATACGGCAATCTGGCCCTGCGGCGTCGTCTGGTCGAAATTCAGGCCACCGCCGAATGCAGTATCAATGTCCGCCTCGACGCCCGCTAGAATGTCGGCTTGCGCCGGGAGTATAAACCCGTTCGGCCCAAATGTCGGCTCGGGAACGCTCGTCATCAGAATGACGTCGCTAATGTGACGCCGCTTGACGTCGTGAACTGGATTTGACCGCTGAGTTTACGGTCGGTGATGGCCGTGAAGTAGCACTCCGCCGAGACCACTTCGGGGACCTGCAGAGCCGCTGCGATGAATTGAGCGCGCATGAACTCCACCGGCGGAAACTGGCCCAGGATTTCCCCGAAGTACGGGATACCCTGCGTGGTGTCATACCACAATTCGCCCGCAAATAGCTTGACGCGGGAGGCGACGTCCTGAGCGACGGAATAGGGGTCCGACGCCACGGCGATATTGCCGGTTGCATCAAGGCAAAGGTCCCATGCGTCCTGCGTGAGAAGGAGCGTTTTCACGTTGCACGCACCTTGGTTGATGACGCGACAACTGCGCCGCTCACGACAGGATCGCCGTCCAAAACCACCTTCTTTCCTCCCGCCGCGCCTAATTGCACCGCAGTAGAATTGACTATTACGGACGGCGCTGCAACCGTGACGCCCGACGTGCTGGTGATGTTGATTCCCCCCGGCGATACCTGAACAAACGACGTAGGCGTCACCCCAAGCAGCGCGCCGACATAAACCCCGTCGCTCCAATCGTACATCCGCCTTGAGCCCGGCAGAGACGGCGCGAGCGTTTTCTTGACGACGGAAATATCCCGCATCGCAAAAACGGCCATGCCGATGTCGCCGACAACCGGATCAACCACGACCGCGCATGGGCCGCCCTGCATCCGGTAGCAGGGCAAGCCGCCTATGATGCCGTGAAGCCAAGGGGCGCCATTACCGTCCACTTGATGCACTAGCGGCTGTACGCTGACGACGGCAGGCGTTGATATCCCCCCGCCCGTCACGCTCTTGACCTGCACGAGCGCCATAGTCGCCTGCTGGCTGATCAGTGACAGGATGAGCGAGACCATCGCGTTGTAATCGTTCGCATAGGCTCCAATGCCATCCCAGCCCGGATATGTCTGGCGCTCGGTCACTGGTTGCCCCCCGCCTTGGTCGCGGTCACGTCAATGAACCACGGCGCGTTAGGGCGTTCGGTCGCCAGATTATACACGATGCTGGTCGGATACCATGTGCCGCTGACAGGCGTTTCCGACGTCTGCAAATTGATCGGCGCGTTGATTTGAAGTCCAGGCATGAACAGCGTCGTGAAGGCTATGCCGTTGTCGGAATATCGGGGATAGCCGACGAGGCCGCTTGATGATGAGATCAGCGGCGCTTGCAGATTATACGCTTGGCCTTTGGGCGATATGATAATGACCGAACCATTTGGAGGCCCGTTCGGCTCAACATTGATGTTGGCGATCCGGGCCATATTGTTCATCATGTCCACGGCGGTTCCGGTTAGATATTGATAATCCACCGTTCCCGTAACGCCGTTGTTCACAAATCCCTTTCCCATAAGGGCTGCGATTTGCGACATAATCACGCTGATTTGAGTGCCCGCATTGAACGAAATCGGATTGACAGGCCGCTTTAAAAAATAGCTGTCCGCCATGCAGTTCAAACTGACGAACGCATCCGGCGCCGAAGCGAAATCCCCGAGCGCGGTGATAATGTCGCCTTGATAGATCTGAGACATGCCCGAGACGTCATCGCCCGCCGTAAGCGTGAGCGTATTCCGCACGGTCTGGTCTGGCGTAAGGATGCCCAGCCGCGTGATCTGGTTAATCAGCTTTTGCGTCATCCCGTAGACTTGCACTTGCGCTGTGTCGGCGTTCGGCAAGCCGGCCTTCTGGATGCTCGCGACAACCTCAAGCCCGCTGAGCGTCACCGTGTCGCCCGTACCTGCGCCGAAGTCACCCGTTCCGAGGGTGATCTGCACGTCAATCTTGCGGCGGACGAGAGCCATCAGAGGCCCCCGACGAACACGATCAGTTCGCCACTAGATCCGGCGAACGAGACAATCCCGCCATTGGACCCGACGAATTCGATGATGCCGCGGGTGTTGGCCAGCCCTGGATAGGTGAAATCAATCGTATCCCCAACTTCCAGATAGGCCAGCACCCAGCGCAAGCCCATGCCGGTATAGTCGGGATCGTCGCGCCCTTGCGTGTCCAGCCATGCAAAATCGCCCGTGAACCCGAGATACGCCGAGCGCACGATGGGGTTAGCATTGTGGCAGATGACGCCCGTAACAATGGCCGCATCGTTGACCAGAACGTCCATGAACACGCCGTAGGGGTTCTGATAGATATTCAGTCGCACCGGCTGGCTCGCGAGTGATACCGTGAGCGTCTGGTTAGGATGAGCGAGGGTCGGAACGATCAGCATCAGGAGCCTTGCCCCGTCGTCGCGGCCGCCTGCGTCGGCGTTGGCGTCGAAGCCTGTACCGCACCGCCGTCAACCCTGGATGCGTCGGTTGGCGATTTGACCGTGCTGAACGCCTGCGTGGCTGATACGCGCACCTCCTCAAATAGCAGTTCCACCGTGATGAGCTGTGCCCCACGATCCGCCGCGCGCCGGTAATTCTCGCGCACGAGATTGGCGTTAGCGTAGCTGACCGTTGGCGTAACGATGCTATAGAGCGTCAAAGCTCCAAGGGCCGTGTCCACGGTCGCCAGAAACGCGCCTCGATCCGCATCCGTGCCGCCTTGGGTGAGGACGATGTGCGCCGAATACGGGCGCTCAATCTTGTTGTAGCTCTCAAACCCGCCGCCCTCGACGGGGTAGGTGGCGATGGAATATTCCTTATCGTACTCGACCGCGACCACGCTATCGGCGACGATGGCCACCGATCCATCCGCATTGAACACGCCCCATTTCTGGACGGGCGCCGTAGCCGCCACGGACGGCGCGTCAGCGGTCAGGGGCGGCGGCGTGGTGAAATCCCCGCCCGGGCCCGACCTGAGCAGCGGAGGCACGCCAGGGAGCGGCGGGACGTCAGGCATTACCTCATCCCGCTATTGGATTGGATGGTGATTGGCTGTGAGCCGATGGCGGCGGGGAGGGCGGCGGCGAACCCCTTGGCGTCTTTTACGCCGGGAAGGTTGACGGTCATGTTCTGAACGTTGACGGCCGCCGCCTTGGCGAGTGCCGCGCTCCCGCGTGCGATATCGCCGCCCAGTCCAATGCCAGGGCGCATGTTGTGCGTCAGGTAGGCAATCATGGCGGAGCGGGAGTTTTTCCCATGAATGCGAGCGCCGGCCGCCGCTTCGGTGTGGCGAAGCTCCCAGTCAATGAAGTCGATTTCGTTCTCAAGCGTCGGGTTCGGCCCGTACCGCTTAAACAGTTCCTTTTGGCGAGCGCCAAGATGTTGGCCGATACCGTAGGCGCCGGATGTCGGATTGCGCCGTGACGGGTCCAGAGTATTATTTTCGGCCATCATGCCCGCAAGCATCCCGCTTGCTTCAGCATCGGTCCAGCCGAGCGAGATAAGCCGCGCCTTTATAGTGGACGCCCGGCTTCCACCGGCCGCCCGAGATTCGGCCATGACCCGCTTCTCGTAGCCGCCGTCACCGGGTCCGGGGTTGAGCGCCACACCAAGAAACGCCGCTATTCCAGCCAAGACGGGATTGGCGAGCACCGCACCGCCAACAACTCCGAGCAATCCCCGCCCGCCAGCACCCGCGCCAGCCGCCACAACCGCCCGTCCGCCGCCTCCGAGCAAGCCGCCGATTGTACGAATACCCCCGAGCGCGAACAGGGCCACAGACGCGGCTATTGCGGCCTGAGTGAGCGCCGGGAACGCGCGAGCCAAATCCGCCGTGCCGTGGAACAAGGCGGTCAGGGCCGGCGCAACATCGGTGATCAGTTCGTTCGCTTGGCCTTGAAGGGTTTGACGCAAAGTCAGGAAACTGTCTTGAAGGCGTTGGGCGGCGTCGATTGATTTCTGATTTGTGTCGATCAGCTTGCGGCTTTTGTCCATTTCCGCGCTCATCGTCTTGCCGCCGCGCAAGGCGAGATCAACGGCGGCTGGGTCAAGCCCGAGCATGTTGCGGCCCACATAGGAGGCATACTGTTTGTCAGACTGGTTTCCGGCCCAATTCGCGAACTTCTGAACAATCTGGACGGCAGTCATGTTCGGGCCGCCGCCAATCAGGCTAAGCCCTTGGGCGAGGTTTCGGTCGGGCGGCGCAAACCCCGTTTTCCAGCCCTCCAATCGGTCGGCGAGAGTACTCAGCGACGCTCCAGCCGCATTCGGATCGCCGCCGTTTCGCTGCACCATGTTCTGATAAGCGGAGAAGTCCCTAACGTCGATACCGGCCGCGCGTGCAGCCCGGCCAATGGCGGCGTACCCCTGCACGGTTTTGGCGACGTACTGCTCGATCCCCGCCGCCCCGACGATGGTCGCGAACAGGCCGATGGCTTCCTTCTGAACCTGCTTGAAGCTCTCCGCCTGCTTCTTGTTCGCCTCGGAGACCTTCTTCGCGGACGTCTCGGCAACGTCGCGGTTTTTGGCGTCCTCCTCGCGATACTTGCGCGAGCCGTCAACGAATTTGGCGGGATCGAGGCCGAGTGTTACGACTAGGGCGTCAATAACAGTCGCCATTACCCGCCCTCCCAATCCATCGCCAACTTGTCGTTATAGGCGTCCACGTCGATGATCTCTAGCAGCCTGTAAAGGTCCGCCACGCCGAGGATTGTTGACAGCTCGGCTAGGCTGGCTTTCCCGGCAGAGATGACGCTTCCCACGCTTCGGGGAATGTTTCGGTATCGGATGAACTCGGGTCCGGCGGCGAGTAGGTCGATGCCATCATCGCACTCGACAGGTATTCGCGTATGGAAAAACCCGCGTGCACGCGGAACACCTCATCTCGAAGAATGGCGCGCGTCTGAATATCCTCGATGTCCGTCTCAACCAGAGCCCGGACGGCGGCCGGCGTCCTGATCTGTACGCACGCCATCATCTCGTCAAGCAGCGGCTTAACAGCGGCATAATCGGCCGACAGGATGGCCTTTAGCCCGACGATGGCGATCACACTCCAGCCCATGCCCATGAACTCGGGCGGGATTTCCGTGCCGCTCTTGGCCATCGCGCCGAGCGCGCGAACAGCCCAATCTTCGCCCTGAGACGCGGGCATTTCGGTGATGACGAAGGTCTTGCCCTTGTCGCGCCCCTCGGCCGTGACGGTGTATTCAGCCGTGTTACGCAAGTGGCGCCACCGTCACGTAATTCCACTCGATCCGAAACGCCCGGCCTTGCAGCACCTTGGCGGCGGCGGGAATGGGCACGACACCGCGAAGATAGCCGGTCTTGAGCGTGTATTCTTTTTGGGTGCCAGTCAGACGGATGGTCGCGTTCGCCGGCAAAAGCGCGCGGTTGGCGTCCTGCGTTTGCAGCCAGGTTTCAAAGATATCCGACGACAGGCTGTCGGGCATGATCGAAATCGTCTGCATGGTGGTGTGCGGAACCCAGCCCGCCGACAGATGCCCGTCAACGCCGAGCACGGTTTCCGCAGTGTCCACGGCGTCGGTTTCAAACGCGCGGTCAGCCATGAACCCTTGCAGGATTTGCGCCGTACTGTAGAGCGTCGGGATCGTGAGGGCGTAAACCGCATCGGCGGCAGTGATGTTGCGCGCCATTATTGGACTTCCTCACTAAAGAGCGAGATATTTTGTACGCTCTGGCCGTCGACATAATATAGCGAAATCGGCGGCGACGTCCTGGCCGCTCGAACCTGCGACGTCGCGTTACCGATGACGAGCACCCATCCGCGCGTCTGGAGCGGAACCGACACGTCAAATCCGACCGCGTTGTTGATCTCGGCGATTTGGAGCGCCGACAGGGCGACGCCCGGGCGGATGGACCCGAAGTTTACCGCCGCCGCAATGGGATCGGCGCACGCGGCAGAGATCAGCGCGTATCCGGTCGCGTTGTAGGGGATAGAATGAACCGTCGTCAGCAGGGTCATCAGCGCCAGTTGAAGCCCGTTGTTGAGCGACACCTGATCAACGTAGCTATCGTCCCAGAGGAACGGGCCGGAAATGGAGCCGTTGGAATAGAAATTAAATTGCTGGTTGGCGGTCGCGGCCGAGACATAGCCGTTATAGCCGTTTGCGATCATGTTGGCGTAAACAGTGGTATTTACGATGTCGGGCGTAAGGCCGGTCTGCGTCAGGAACGCCGATGTCGCGCGGCCATTCGTGGCGGACGGGTTGACGCTCGCCGGAATTGACAGGGCGAAGGCTGCGGCGGTCGCTCCAAGCGTTGGCGCATAAACCAGCACCGTACCCGAGTAATTGGCCTGCGTGATCGCGTACCCAGCCGACGCGGTGGCGGGAACGGTCGTCGCCACGGTAGCATCGGTATCCCACATGCAATACCGATAGCGGTTGCCCTGTGCGTTGTTCCACTGCGCGAACGAAATGCAATCCGGCGTAGACGGTTCAAACGTCGTCGTCCACGAGACGAAATTTTGCGTCTGAGCGATGACGCCCGCCATAAACGTCGCCGCAACGCCGATGGCCGCGCCAGCCGACACGACCGCGCCCGTCGCCGCCGTAAGCCCGAGCGGCGCGGCATTGGTCCCGGTGGCGAAAGAGAGAATGGACGTGGCGCCGGTTGTGGTGGACGTGACGAGGAACCCGCCGCCGATGCTGTCATATGTGACGGTGAACGTCGGCGAGGTGAAGGCGGCTTGAATGGATGTGGCGGCGTTGGTGAGCGATGTTGCGGTTGAAAGGTTCAGCGCCGACGACGTGAATACCGTACCGTTGGACGTGATTGTCAGCGTACCGGACGTGATCGCGTTGACCTGCGCCAGCGTGACCGCACCTCCCCGCAGATATGCCGCCGTCGCTGCCGTGGGATACTGCGTGATCAGGAGCGCGCCGGGCTTGACGGTCGAACCGTCAAACCCGTTGAAGTAGGTTTGAGCGAGTGCGACAAGCGGGTCAGACGCGCCGAAATACGCGGAAACGGCGGCGACGTTCGCGAATGATTGAACGGTCCCGATCGGGATGCGCGTGTTGGCCGTCAGCATCAGCCCCGTCAGGCTGAGCGCGGAACCGCCCGCGCTGATGACGCCAGGCGTGACGTTGACGAAGGTTGAGGCCGGGATGCTCTGGAATGTCATGTGCGGTCCATCACCCCGGGTAGGTCGTATCGACTTCGATTAGTCCAATCACGAGACTATCTGCAAACTGTTGCGCTGTCACTATGACCGGATTGGTTTGCAGCACGGCGCTCAGCGTCCACCGATCCTCGTACTGACCTTCGCCGTTGACCATTGCGAGCTGGATGGGGTCGCTGCTGTAGAGAGGCGCGACACCGACGTTTAGGCCGTTGAAATAGTCCGCCGCGTATCGGTCGCGAAGTAGGGAGGCGATCAGCTGTGCGTTGTCGCCACCGCCCGAACCGTGGCAGTCCAGCTGCACTGTGTATTGCATCGGAGTCAGGGTTGAGATGGTCGTCGGTTCGGCGGTCGTGATCCATGTGTCGGTGTTCGTTTCCAGCCGAACCGCGCTCGTCGGCGTCATCATCACGAAATCGGGGGCGCCTGGTTCAGGCACGCGGTTCGCTTGCCCGAGGATGATGGGCGTGCCGCTGGCGAGGACGCTCGTCAGGAAGCCGCCTAGAGCGGTCATCGTGATGGATTGCGTGACGGATGGGGCGGCCACGTCACTGGTCCTGTGCCGGGGGATTGTTCTGAAGCTGCACGATCACATGCACCCAGCCATCGGTATCCCAAGCCTCAACCTGCTCAACCACAAGCCAAGTATCCAACGAGCCCGACGAATAGCCGGTCGGGAGCATGAGGATGTCGCCGCCATTGCCGGCCGCCCGCACGACGCCGTTGAGCGTCCCATTGAGCCATACAGACCGGAACACGCCCTGGATATTCAGCGCATCCATGTGCTGAAGCTGACGCGAGGTCAGGGGCTGCACCTGCATCGTGACGCCGGTCGTGGTCGTATAGGTAGGCGTGCGGCTGAAATCCGCGTTCTGTGACGAGCCGGTCGAAACCATGACGTTGCCGACCATCGGGGGGCTGACGGCGTTGATGGCGGAGGCGATTACGGCGTGAAGGTTCATGCGCCCGCGTCCGTAATTTCAAAATCGACGCTTCCGAGCATATGGCCACTTTGAACGAGTGGTTTTCCAGCCGGCGCATTGACACCCGCAGCCACATCACGCCGAGCGGTAAGCACGTCATCAAACGTCTGTCCGCCCATCGGAAACCGTTGCTTGAGCAAATCGGTAACGGGTGAATTTGGCGGCGAGTTCGTGTCCACGATGGATTGCCGCAACTGCCCCGCAATTCCCTCGCCCATCATGGCCAGCGCCTTCTTGGCGTCCATGCCGTTCGCCTTCAACAACTGGCCTAGCTGTTCGGGCCATTTCGGCCCCTTCTCCGCGATCATGTTGCTGAAAAACGGACGCGGCGGGATACCTTTAGCCGGGGCGCCAAAATTCTGGATGGCCGCAATCATGGCGACAGGCTTGCCGTCGTCATAGGTTGCGCTCTCAAGGAACCCGACGCGAAGGGTTCCGGGGTTGCTGACCTTATTAGCCGTCTCGCGCAAATAGGCGTTCAACTTCTCCCCGCCAGCCATCGCTACCATCGGCCGCCCCCATAGCCATAGCAGGGATACGTGCCAGGATAGCCTCCACGCCCCTGAGCGAACCGGCCAGGCGAGGCGCGATAACGGGCCAATCTGAATGGGGCGAGCGCCTGATACGCCGCAAGCCCCCAGGACGTTTGCGTGAACCATGCCGCTGTGCCGGGAAGCCCGTCCAGCGCCGTGCCGACGCTCACGGAGCCCTCCGAGGCGTCGCTGATGCGCCCGACAAGTCCCGACGCCGGCTGTCCATTCACGCCCGAGAACAGCGCGGCAAGGTGCGCGGTGATCAGGTAGAGGATCATGGATCTCGGCTGGAACGTGACCGGATCGGCCGGAACGGGCGAACAGTCCGAATTGTCGAGGTAGAGCGTCGCCTGCGTAAAATACGAGGTCGCGGCCTGCTGAGACACCGTGCTGAACTGCGGAAACTGCGCCGTCCAATCGGTATAGACGAAGGGCGCGACCGTCACGACAGTCAGTCCTTGTCGGTGCGAACTTCAACCCCGGCGGCGGCCATATCCTTGCGGTCGGCGGGTTCCATGCCGTTCTTCACGCCCGCACGGTCGCGGGCTTCGGAGCGCACGGCATTGGCGGACGGCAACGCGAAAATCAGACCCTTGGCGACGGGCGCGTAATCCTTATTTTCCTCGAACCACTTATCCCAGAATTGCTTATCCACGTTCGGGGTGATGCCGTAGCCGCCGACGACGTTGCCGGCCTCGCCGAGAACCTGGCCGCCCGCTTCAAGCCTGCGCTGCGCCGCGCTTCCGGTAAACGTCACGCTCGCCAGCACAGGCCCGGCAATCAGATGATCGCCCTGCGAAGTATGCATGACCTTGGGTTCGGCGCGGATGTCCGCGATTAGGCCGGCGGGGAGCTTGCATGCGACAGTGACGGTTTCGGCAGCGGCCATTAGGGGTTCTCGGGCGTGAAGATGGGCGTGTGCTGAGCGGCTAGCGCGTCTTCGGCTTGGACGCTCGGCGCCGACGTCGGCAGTTGCTGATCAAGCGGCAGTTCGGATTCAGGCGTGGCGACAGGCAACGGCTCGGCATCCCCGACCGTCTCGCCGCCCGCGTGTTCCTCGGGATGTTCGGTCGGCTTCTCGGAGTCCTCAAGCGGTCCTGAGATCATGCCGCCGAGCACCGGCGGATAATCCTTGTTCTCGGCGATCCAGATTTTCCAGAACGCCTCGTCAACCTCGTTCTGCCCATGAATGAGCGTAACATGGTCTATGCCCTCGCCGCCGACGACGGTAAGCCGGACGGCGCCGGGAAGGCCGCTGGTTACAGTGACGGTTCCCACGTCAGACCCCCAGCATCGAAGCGACGGCGAACCCCTGGCGGAGCACCGTGCCCCACGTCCCGGCTGAAATCTTCATGCGGAACGACGACAGGTCAACGACGAGCCGGTGCGTCCGAAGCTTTTCGGTGAACGCCGGCCAGCCGGTCTTCTGGCCTTGGAGCTCGGGCGCGATCAGCTGCACGAGGTTTCCGGCCGCCGTCGCGTATTCCAC